GCGCCAAGTTGCGTAATCCGTAACCCAGTAGAAGCACTATTAGCCGCAATAACTGTAGCACCATCGTCAGCAATGGTTACGGCTGAGTTTTGGATAATCTTGCCTGTTGTGCCATCGTAGCGAGCCACAGCGTTATCCGTAGCCGATGCAGGACCGTACACATCACCCGATGCAGCACTAGACCAAGACAACACGCCCGATCCGTCTGTAATCAACGCTTGACCGCTTGTACCGTCATCTACGGGTAAGGTAAGGGTGTAGCTAGTAGCAATCGTACCAGGGGCTTGTAGGGCTACATACTGCCCTCCTGTTGTGTCTTGTAGGCGCAGATCACCTTGGGCTGTAATGTCTACTTGCGTAGCTACTACAGTAGATGGAGTTGTAGCACCGATAGTAGTACCGTCTACCGTACCGCCGTTAATATCTGTTGTGGTAAGTACGGACGAGCCTAGGGTTACCACACCCGTAGAGTTAGCAATAGAACCCGCAGCCGTACCGTCTTTAGCCTTGAGGTTTGTAGCCTCTAGGTTAGTAGTATCTACAGTAGTAGAGTTAACGGTAGTAAGCGTAAAGGTATCTCCCGATGCGCCTGTCTGCATATCCTTAAGTTGAGCCATAAGCTCACGGATAGCATTGTTAATACCGGATGGAGCGCAGCCTTCTGCAATGTCGATACCGTCAATGTCGGTGTTATCGCTTGGTGTTGCGCTGAACTCACTGATTTTTGTGCGACTCATATTTATTCCCCTAACAAACCTTTTGTTATCATGCGCTCTAAAACGGAGCGAGGTACGTTACCAAATTGCGCCCGAATATCTGCGGGTATATTTTCTTCCAATCCCCTAAAAGCTCGTGCAAGCAAGCCCTCATCCGGAGATACAGCGCCTAATTGTCTGCGAGCAACAATTGAGCGTACTGGCTCAGATGTAAGCGCCTTGGATGCGATGTAAGGGATTCCTTCAGCCGCAGCCGCACCTAACGCAGCCATATACGGGTCTTGAGTTACCAAACCCGTAGCGCCACCACCAAGCATAGCCGGAAGTCCTGCGACCTTTTTAATAAGTCCGGTAGCCTCCGCACGCTCTGTTGTGCCGCTAGATGGAAGCACATTAGGTACAGCTTTAGAACCCATAGCTGCGGCTTCCATTTCTGTTCCACGCATACCATAGTCTGACTTACGGGCTAAGGCGTTAGCTAGTTTAGGACCGCTTACTATCCCCGTATTTGGGTCAAGAGCTTTGTCTACAGTAAACCAATTGGATAATGTAGAGCGACCGCTTTTAAACTGATCCAAAATATCAGGAGATACATTTAGATTACCTGACTGTAATTTGCGCTCAATGGCGTTCTCAAACTCAGACCGTAATTGACTGTATGCGCCTGTGGTAATTTTGCCTTCCTTACTTGCTTGAAACAAGTTATCAGAGATAGCTTTTAAGCCTTGATACATTGTATCGCCATCTATAGGCTTATTAGTAAAGCCTTTGTATTCCTGAATAATCTTAATAGCTTTGTTTACATCCTCGCCACGCTGAGATGTTGGCAATTTCCCCAAGTCGTATAGGATTTTGTCCATTGAATTGCGGAAATCAACATCTAGCGTAGTTTTTGGTACTTGAGTCAATGAGCTATAGTTTTTAAACGCATCGTCATACGCAGACTTCATAACAGCCGGAGTAATTTCTGTACCCGTTGGGATACCGATAGCTCTTGCTGCCACCTCATTTACTACATTTTGGTTGGAACGAGCTAATTCAGCAAATGGACCGCCCGATAACGGCATGGCTTTTAAGCCTTCCTCAAGCATCCTACCTGTACGGCTACCTGTCATTTGAGCAGGGCTATATTGCATACCCGCCTCAATACCACGCTTTGCCGCTTCTGCCTGTTGAGCCGTTAACTGAGTCTCTTTTGGAGGCGCTAGACCTAACGCACGCAAAACTGGCTGTGCAACACCGCTAACTAATGCAGACGATCCTGTGCCTACAGCACGCTCTGCCTCGCTTGCGTATGGGTAAGTTTGAGCCAATGCAGCACCGCCTACAGCAGCCTGTGGGACTGTTTTAGGCGCCATAATCGACTGTCCGGCATACTGCAATGCGCTACCAATTTTAGGAGCTACCGCACCGATTGCCGACCCGATACCACGCAAAGCACCGCCAGCGCCTACCATGCTACCAATATCTACTCCCGCACCGCCTATATATTCGGAAATAGACTTAGGCTCATTTCTGCCATATTCAGGGCTAAACACAGAACGGTTAAATTGCACGCCTTCCTGAAACTTACGCACATCCTCTTGCGGGATCATGCCAAGAGCGCCTTGTGCAGACATAAGCGTACCCTGTACACCTTCTCCTGCTTGACGAAAACGCTTCTGTGCGCCTGAGATCAAGTCCTGTGCAATAGTTGTTTCTGGTATTGCAGCAGCCGTAGCTGTTTGTGCTTGCCGAGATTGTTGTAACGCCTTTTCGTAAGCCGAATATTGATCCGCAGCCTCTATGATAATTGGCTCTGAATCAGGCGTTAGCTGAATACTAAATTTGCTCATAATTATCCTTTAACGTACTTCACGGATGATAACTCCGGCAGGAATAGGATCAACACGCATTGCACGCAATTGCGTAGCAGCATCCGGTTGCATATTAGAAAGCATATCGACTTTAGCGTTATGCGACTGAATGCGAACCTTTGCACGTTTATCAAGAGTGTTAATAAGAGCGTTAACTTCAGGTGCGGTAAATTTAGTAATGTCACCGCCCGATGCTTTACGCAAAATTCCACGCTCGCCCTCTGTCAAAGCACCTTGACCACGCATCTGACTTGCAGCATCCAACTCTAACTGAGCTAGGTTTTGCATTGCTACCGCTGTGTTTTGCAATACTTGAGTATTGTTTGATCCACCCACGCCTAGCTTTTGTCCAATCTGACCCAGCAGAATTTGTACATTAGCGCCTGGCCCTGAAATCACGTTATCAAGCAATGGCTTAATATCGTTAACCGTTTGCAATGTACCGACAGCGCCCTGTGCAGACTTGTAGCTATCTGCCAAGTCGGTGACTTGTTGGGTGGCTAATGTCTGACCAAATGTCTGACCGTATTTAACGCTTACGCTTGGCGCTCCGGCTTGTGCTACAGCTAATTTCTGTCTAATAGCAAAGTCATTAGCTTGTTGGCGCTGCTCAGGTGTCAATTTAGACACATCTGCCGTACCAAACAGGTTAAGCGCTGCGTTACCAATCTCACCCGTAAACGCAGCAGTTTTACCTTGCAATTGTTCAGATAGTTTTAAGTATGTGTTAGCGTTTTTAGGATCAAGCAATGCCATCTTTTGCAACTTAGCAATTTGTGCGGCAGCATCACCACCCTGTCCACCTTGGCCTGCACCCATGCCGCCCATAGTACCCATCATTTCCTGTTGGATAGCTTGTTGGCGAGCCTGTTGTAGTGCCTGTTGCGACATTTGCTGACCGGACATAACGCCCTGTCCTAATGCCTGACCTAACGAGGTAGGAGTAAGGGATGGGCCACCAGCTTGCAATAATGAAGTACCAAGTCCTAATAGACCTGCTTGCTTTGCACGAGCCATAGGGTCTTGATCGTCCCCCATGCCGAGCAATCCGCTAATAAAGTCTGCCATATCTACCTCAGATTAAAGATTGTGGACGTTTCATTTGTTGCATTTGTTGCAACTTCATTATTTCGTCAAAAGGATTCAGGATATTAGGAGCTTGCCCACGCCGAATTTGTGGCGCAGGAGCTTGACCCTGCATTTTTTGCTGTTGCATCTGCATAGCTTGTTGCATCATGCTATAAGGATTTTGTTTTCCTGCACTAGCTTTCTGCGTAGCAATCAAATTCATAATGTCATCTTTCGACATATCCTGAATTTGGCTCATATCCGGCGTGCCATCTGGGTTAAACATTCCTGACATAATTTACCCCAAGAGTCCAAGTAATCCCGCACCTGCGCCGATACCTGCGCCTAGTGTCCCACCGCCCAATGCCGCACCTAAGGAAGCACCACCAAGCACATTAGCGCCTTGGTTACGATAGATAGGCTGTGTGGTTTGCTGACCCATAGGAGCGCCATAAGCAGCCGACAGGAAACTTTGTAGTTTGGCTGCGGGTAGGTTCTGTTGGAAGTTATAGCGTTGCATAGCGTCTGCGAGAGCCGCTTGCTGATAGCTTTCCTGAGCCTGTCCGACTTGATACAGTTGGTTAATGTCCTGATAGTCTGCCTGAGCCATTTGTGGGCCAAGCTGAGCAGCCGCTAACTGACGCTGATAGTCAGCACCATATAAGTTACCAATGTTACCCATTGCAGCCTCTTGGCGTGCTCGTTCGGCATCGTAATTCTGATAGGCTAGTTTACCCGCCGTATCGGTCAGAGCCGTAGCAAATGTACCTGCCGCACGATCCTGTAGCTGACCCATTGCGCCTGAGCCGTAACGTCCTGCTCGGCTTGTATTGGATGCCACTTGTTGCATTTGGTCTTGGAATGTCGTACCCGCAGCACGAGCCGCAGCATCAAACGCACCGCTAAAGAATGGGTTGCCTGACAAGTATTGACCGCTTGCCGTACCTTGCATCTGTTGGATAGCAGGGTTAAATGTATTCTGCATTGCCCCGACAGTCTGTTGCGACTGAGGTAGTAATGGGTTTCCTTGTACGGCACGATTAGCGCCAAACTGTAGAGCCTGTTGTGTAGACTCGGTAGGCGATACATAGCCCTGACCTGGGTAATACCCTGGCACGCTAGGGTTTTGGTATAGCTTCTGCGCCTCTTGTAGACCGTAGCTAATGTACGGCTGCATAGCAGGATCAATCTGCTGCGTAACTACCTGTGTGCTAGGTGTGCTTGAACCACTCATTTCAACTCCTTAACCCATGTACGGGGTATAAATCCTAATTTAGTTGCGACCCTTGACCATCCGGCTCGGTTTGTATCAAAAGTGACACGCCTCGCCCCCATTTCTCTTGCAATCTTTTCTATCTGCTCAACACCGTCTACCAATAAATCACTTTCAACAGCCCAAGCGCACCAAACATGGCAAGTATCTCCATTTGGTTCAAGGATGAAAAACCCATCGCTATTGCCATTTTCTGATTGAACCAGCCATATATGCGCTTGCTGATATATCGCTTTGGCATATACATCTTCTGGTATCCAGCACTCCGGCGATTTCCGTAGGATTTTGTTGAGTCCAAACTTAATAAAGTCCCAATGCTGTTTGATCGTGGACTGCGTGACATATTCATATCTCATCCGATAACCACATATTTGTAGGTTTTATCTGCCGTAGTATTGGCAAAGTGAGAGAGCGTTGCACTTCCACTCGTTTGTGCTGAAATGTAAACATTTGAGTACGATAACGGAGCGACATATTGCATTGTTGCTATAACAGATGGTGTAGCAGGTCTTGTAGGCGTTGTTTGTGCTGCCAAATAATCAAGTTTTATATCTGTGCTAGTGGTAGACCACATCATCTCAATATAATCATTTGCTTGCAATTCAAAGTAAAAGTTAACGGCAAATACAATACTTCCGTCTATTGATCCGTGTCTAGCAATAATACTTAATTGCGTATTGCTATTTATAATATCTGAGCCATTCTTTCTAAACCAAACAGAAACAGCGTGTTCCTGTGAGTCTGTATTAGTAAACTGAATACTTGTTTGGAAGTTGTAAATACCGTAGTTTTTAACCGTAATCCTAGAGCTACTAGCTACGCTTACACCGTTAGAAAAGTCTGTCGTATCGTAGGTTATTGCGTATGCTGTATCAGCCGCCGCAGCCGTTTGGTCTACAAGGCTCTGAAACGAGCCGTATGGCGCTGAATCTGCTTCCGCAGCATCAGATGAGGGGATAACAATAATTACGCTGTCAGGGCTTATACGCTCGTTGTAGATGGTAGTAGTTGTAGCACTGCCCGTAGCTAATGTAACCAGACCTGTATTATTGGTCTTACCGTCCATCATGTTATTGACAACTTCGGCAATAGCACGAGCGTCACCTCCCTGTGGAGGTAATCTACGAAACATCATCTTGCACCTACCGGAGTAGCGTCTACATCAATTGCCACCAAATGCCTCCATTGGTCTCCAGTAGGCACAATCTTAAGCCTATGGTATCGACCAACAGATCGCAAAGAAACCCTGTTCTCATCGCTGGCAGCGGTCGTAGCGCCAAAGATAACTTCTGTATCTAACCTGTTGCGTGAAAACACAGCAACACCTGCCGAACCGTTATCAACTTGTGGTCGGGCTAACTTAACAATAGATTGTGCGCCAGACTGAAAATCACCTGTTTGTATATCCGCTGCTTTAGGCTGTCCGGTAAAGGTATAGATTTTTGCAGCGTCTACGCCAAACAATAAAATCTTGCCGCCAGACCACAAGCGAGAGTCCAAGCTACTTGTTAGCGAGTCCATTGTTCCGTATGAGTCTAAGCCCTCTAGCGTGATTGTGGCACTAGCAGCCGTGGCAATGTAGGTCGTGGTTGTTTCTGCGTGCGACCAGCGGTTAGTTTGCCAGTTATAAATCAGCATGGATTTTTTGTTAAATGTGTCCGTATAGCCCCAGATAACTAAATTGTTAATTGGGTCTACAGCCGCACTCATTTGGCTAAACAAGCTAGGGTTAGCATCGTTAAAAAAGAAACGATCCACACGCTCTGTACCGATAGGCTTAATTGTCTGCCCATCGCACATATAAAAACCATCGTCTGCAAGGAAGTATGTTGTAGCGCCGTATTGCACAACAGATCGAGGCTCGTAACATCCTAAACTGCGTGAGATGGTGTCAAACTGAAAGAACAAAGGCGAGCCAACATAGCTCATACGCACAATTGATCGCTCAAGCAAGATTAAGCCGAACTCACCGCCTGTAATGCCTTGAATGTCCCCACCGTCTGCAATGTCTTGATAGTCCGATTGAGACGCTGCACCAGAAGTCCAATCTGTCTCATCGTTAATATCCGACCAATACACACGGTTAGGGTTTGATGCTGTACGAGCAGCCACCACAAAGTCACGCACAACCGTAACGTAAGATGCGGTAGGTGCAGCAGCGGCAACATCCGCAAAGTTAGTAGATGTTCCTAGCGTCCATGCCTGTAGTTTGTCTTTACCATTGGCGGCAATAATTACCTTGCCAAACTGTGTAAAGTCCCACATATCGGTACTTGTATAAACACTAGCGGTACGAGATACATCGTCCATATCAAGGTCGTTAGCGTCAAACTTAAATAGCTTGGTATCACCACTAGCAAACAATGTCGTTACATTTGAAAACTTACCCGAAAAGACAGCTAATAAATTTTGAGATGCGCTGTCAGACAAAGCTACTTCGGACGAAAATGGACCATAGCCAATAGCCATAGGCACAACATTAAGCGCCTCGGTAATGTTACCCGCCAAGCCTGGCTGATCCGGCATCCATTCGCCTAGATTTATCCTACTTTCTGCCATGAGTTATTCCCTTGTGCCTCGTTAACCCATGTGTTAGAGCTTACGGGCAATGCTGTCCATGTATCAGAACCTTGTGCATCCTGCGTCCACACATTATCGCTAGTGGGGTCGGGTGTCCAAGTGTTCGCTCCAAATGTCTCGTCTGTCCAATTTTCGCCTAAGCGTTCTGCAATACAAGCCACACTAGCGGCTGCATAAGCATTTGCGCTCGATAACCAATCTGCGTATGGCAATGCAAAAACTGTTGCATTTGCAACAACACTAGCGTCTGCTTCGTATATTTCACCACCTAATGCGCTAACCGTTGCCGTACACAGTATGCTGCCATCCGACAGCCTGATTCGTAATCCGTCAGCAGATGCGCTTGCATGAGCCGATACAAAGGCTTCTGAGAGCCTAACTCTTATAGCGGTACTAGATGCTGTGGCGTTAGCCGATACGCTTGCTGCGCCCGATCTAATCACTCCTGCGGTAACTGTAGCGCTTGCGGAGGCAGAGCCGCTCGCAGCACCGTCAAATATGCAAGTGTCTACGGAAGTCCATATTGCGCTATCAAGCGAAAACGCAAGGGTATCTAAGTTACCCCCGAACAGGTCTAACTGTTCTAGCGTATATGGTCCGCAAATATCTGCCATATTAAGCCAAGGTAACTGTCAGGTTGCCGGAAGCAATCTTAAATACGTCTCCGGTTTCAATAGTTTTACTTACAGTTAATGCACCGTGGTACATAAGGTTGCCAGTAGTTAAGGCATCAAAGATACCAAACCAACCAACCGTACCCCATGTGCCTGTAGCTTGTGGAAACTGCACATCTGCGTCAGTAGAGCTTGCGCCGTTCGATGGTGCAGCAAATGTAGCGGATTGTCGTGCGTATGCGTTGCCGGATACCTCAGTACCCGAACCTGCGTCAGTAGGATCGGAGGTAAACAAACCAACGTATACCGTTGTTGGTGCTGTGTAAGATGTAGCACGCAGCGTACCGTTGATAAGTGCGTCTTCTAAGTAATTTGAGAAAGCAGCCATTTTTACCTCGATGTTAATGTCATTGTTAGAGGAACTCCGCTATATTGTGCGGCTTCGTCCGATGTATTAAGAGAGGCTACACCTCGGTCGTACATTCCTGCCCATACCTGAATACGGGCATCGTTCATTAAGTACGGCTCTGCCTCTACCAATGATGCGTAAAGCAATAGGTCTGGACAGTTAGCCAAGAATACATTGCTAGAATTCGTGTTTGATAAAAACTCTGGTGTTGCGTAATAAAGAATTTCAATTGTGTACGCAGTATCCGGTACTGGTGCAAACTTAAACTCGGTAGCTAGAATCGTGTAATCCAATGGAACACCTGATTCTGTCACCCGAGCGTTACGAGAGAATACGGATGGAGAGATGTAGTTAACAGGTCTAACGGGGTTAGTCTGCACAACCAAGTCCCGAACCTCTAGGAAGTCGCTAGGAAGCGCTACGGTAGCATCGCCACCCGTAGT